TCTACACCCGATGTAAATGAGGCCTATACTACAAAAAGGGTAAAAAAAACTAATAAAGGATAATAATTGGCAACAGTAAAAGACGCTTTAAATGCTATTGAATCGCATGAACGCGAATGTAAAGCATTGTATAAAAGCATAGATAAAAGACTAGATGACGGATCTAAAAGGTTTGATAAACTCGAGGCCATGCTTTGGGCGGTCTATCCTTTTATTGTTGGCGCGGTTGTTTTGGTTAAATATGTATGAACGAGCAAAGTAAATTTAGCGGCGACATGGATAAAAATGAGGTCGAAATGGACCTCAATAAATTCATGGATATGGTACGAGAAATTTCAGATCTAAAAGATAAAATTAGAGAGCTTGAATCAGACTCAAAAGTAAATCCACATCAAAAATGGATTCACCTGGCCAAAGCTGTAGATTCTTGGAGAATATTTCCAAGAGTATTTTTAAGTGTATATATATTTTTACTCTACTATTCAACCATGTGGTTTATGGGACTAGAGGAACCTAGCTTAGAGCAATCCGGACTTATATCAATAATCGTTGGTGCCGGGGCGGCATGGTTCGGGCTCTATGCTGGAACCTCAAATTCGTCTAAAGGTTTCAAAGGCGAGGATTAATGGACCAAGCGTTCAGCTTGATCTCAGAAGTTGGCGTACCAATAGCCAGCGGCCTAGTAATGGGTTACTTCATTTTTTTGATTATGAAACAGCTTATGACGGGCCTTGTTAATGACATCAAGGGTGTAGAGTCTATTACTAAAATGCTTATCACCAGGGCCTCCATAATGAATAATGACATGATTAGAATAGATACCAGTGTTTCTTCTGCTTTAGATTTAAGTCCAGACCTTACAAGAATAGCTAGAGCGGAAAATTTTGTAGAAGATGGGAAAATAGATGCCAGGAGAGATTGATGGACATTGTAGCCCTGGTAGAAGAATTTGGATTTACAACGGTTATGGTTGTAGGCCTAGGATATTTTGTCTATTACGTTTGGTTCACAATAACTAAAACCATTGATCCAGCTGTTGGTGAAATGAAGAAAACGATTATAAGATTAACAGATCAGTTGAGATTATTAGATCAAGACATGATTAGATTGCAACAAAAAATTAATACAGTTTTAGAATTAAAGGAAGAAAATAAACTAAAGGATGATTGATTTAATTTTGATTATTTGTGGATTATTAATACTTTTATCTTTATTTCAAGATCCACCATATTTATGAGCAAGCATAATCAAATGGTTGTATTAGCCACCTGCATACTTATATTAATTTTTTTTATCGGTAAATTAGTGGCCGATGAAATGACGCATAGTTTTAAAAATCCCAGTTTTTCGGGCGTTGGAACTTCATCGCATTATTTAACCATAGAAAATCAAGAATTTAATAGAAAGCAGGCGATTAAAGATGAAATAAAAGCATACCAGGAGGAGC